TATATATAGGGCAATGGAGGCTCCACATAAAGACGCCGATATTTCTTCTATAACCCAACCGATGCCGGATCTCACTAATAATGAGACATTCTTGGAGTTCAAGAGGTTCTGTGCGGAAGTGCTCCCTGGTCTTCTTCGTAAAGAGACCGGTAAGCCACTTACCTTCAATTATGAGTCCGGGCTCGGATATATAATCCGAACCGCAGGTGCGAACGTCACTGGACCGGCCATGGGCTCGGTAGCTTCTGATGCGTTAGCATGGTTTAATCAGCCGGAGAACCACGTTCTTTCGTGGTTTGAACTCCATGGTGATGACCATGCCGCGACGATAATGCAACTTTGTGCAAAGGATCTACACTTCGCCTCGAAAACGGTTGAGAAACCGTCTCTTGACGAGGATGTACCCCTTCACGGGTTGACTATGTCGCGCGCCTATATGGCGACTAGAAACGCATTCAGCTCTGGACCGTTCGAGAATGGTCTCCCCGAGGGGACACCATACTACCCAGGAGGTGAAACTCCTGGGCCGATACTCGGAAGGTTGCACGCTATCGAGGAACCAGCTGGGAAAGTCCGGGTTGTAGCCATTTGTGACTATTGGACCCAAATCTCAATGAAGCCCGTACACGACCATCTGTTCGAGATCCTTAGAGGGATTTCTACAGATGCCACTTTTGATCAAAGTGGGCGAGTCGAGGGGTACTTCCGTGCTGGACATAGTCCGCACTGGAGCTTCGACCTAAAAGCAGCAACAGATACTATTCCACTTCCCCTATATTTAGAGGTTATGGCAGTACTGTTGAGATGCGAGGGCGAAACTTCCATTGAGGCTCGGCAGCGTGCCGAGCTCTGGGCCAAAGTCATGACCGACCGAGACTTCCTCACCCCCTCGAAAGGAGGTTATGCTAGATACAGGAAAGGACAACCCATGGGCGCTCTTTCTTCTTGGGCGTCAATGGCACTTGTCCACCATGCTCTGGTCCAATTTTCACATTGGAGGGTTACACAACCTTCTGGATGTGAGCCAACATGGTTTGGAACATACCTTGTGCTTGGAGACGATGTCGATATAGCCATGAATGCTCTGGTAGCGGAAAGCTACCAGACTACATGCGCGAATCTAACGATCATCATTGGCTTACTAAAATCACTGCGTTCTAACAAGAACTGCTTTGAATTTGCCAATCGACGGTTTAGCCCTGACGGAGACGTCAGTCCTCTCTCCCTAAAAGAGGAGTTAGCTTCCAATAGTTGGATTGCTAGGCTAGAGTATGCTAAACGTATACTTGTTAGGTTTGGAACATCCTATTCGGACCCTGGTTTGGCTCTTTTACGAAAGGCCACCACTGTTAGACAGTGGGACGTTCTAATTCCTGAACTCTCCGGTGCGCGTGGCGACACGACGTACCTGAATGCTGTGAGGTTTCTCCTGGAAAATCCCTTTGCTCAAAAAGAGCTAGAAGGACTTCCAGTAGAACGAATTCTAAGTTGGTTAACTTACTTACTTCCAAAGGAAGATAAGCAGAGGCTTTCCAATTATTCGTCCGACCCCTCCAACATTGCAAGTTTCTGTGCAATGTTCGCCAGTAAACTAGTTACGCTTCTGGATATGGATATCCAGAAGGCGCTGGACTCGGTTCCTTCTCGCAATACACTCGGGATTGTAGAGTTAGAAAATTTCTTCTCTACGCCCGAGGGACGCGTTAACGTTTCCGATATTATTATCGAAGCGGCTGACGTGTCTGGTATTTCCCATGCCGTTAAAAAGCATGGAAAGCGCGACGTTCACATCCTATCCACAATGTTACCAAAAACTATCTCAGCCTTAGTTGAAAAACTAAGTGGCCTGAACCCTATGCAAACAGTTACCTACCCGAAAGGGCAAGGAACTTATGTGTTCGGTGACGGTTCACCTGAGAATTATGATGCTTCTGTGACACTGATTTACAACCAGTGGTGCTTCGCAGCACATAACGACCGCGTAGTCGAAGAACTCGAACTACTTAAGCGGAAAATCGTTATTCTCAAAGCCTATCTCCGTGGGGAAACTCCTCTCGCTAGTGAACTTTTAGCCGCCGATTCCTACATAAAGGAGGATTCGGACTTCAAAGCTGACACCATGGTTGGTGCCGTCCTAGAAGTATGGTCGGAATTCACAGCGTTACCTAAGGTTATTGTTCCGAATTTCTCGGAACCAATTAACACTTGGCTTCCTCAGTCCGAGGAAGGGCCAGTGCCCTACGTCGAGATATTACACCGGTTACCTAATGGGAAACGTTCCGTTGAGAAAATTCTTCAAATTCTTGAAGAAAGAACTCGAGGACCGATCCGCGCCCTGGGCTATGCCCTGGCTAGGGAATTCGGCTTAATACTCCCGACTCTTCACGATATGGCCTTCGAAAAGGCCCCCATGAAGGGGAACAGTTGGCTAACGCTCGTTAGGCAGTGGAGAAAAGAAGGGAATGTTTCCCGTCTAATCTCCGGAACTGCAGCTAACTCTGTAGATCAGGGGGAGCTTCTCCTCAGGAGGATAAACAAGGCCCAGTATTGGGTCCTTGCCTTTTGTGGAGAGAGTGACGTTCAGATACGTAAATCTGAAGAAGGTAGATTTGTGATTGAGAGTTCGGAAAACGATGTAGCTTTAGATTATATTCCAGGGCCCACTTTGGCTCTGGAATGCTCATCGTAGAACTTGAGATCTCCCACTTCTACAAGTCGGCGACCACAGGGTGATGACCATTACCATCCGTCTAGGAGAGACCAGAACGTATCTGGAGGCTCTCATCACGG